CGATGTAGCCCGTTGGGTTGTCTTCGGTCACTGGTCGTGCAACCTTGACCGTCTTGCATGTTTGAGTCATGGGAATGTCTTTCAAAGGAGTATAGAAAGCAAGGGCCGAAGCCCCTGCTGCGGGGGAAACCGGTCAGCCCAACAGAATGGCGCTGTGGTTGCTCTTGATGCCCTTCACACCCCATGCGCAGGACACCTCGTACTGCATCTGGCGGTACTGGGCGTACATCGCAATTTCGAAGGTGATGCCAGAGCGTGGATCTGTCACCAACGTGCGATCAACAGCCATGTCGCCGCCATCTGGCAGCGCAGGCGCGCGAGTTGCCAGGATCAGCGAACTACGGGAGAAGCCGACGTTGCCTGTGTAGTTGTTACCGATAGTCATGGCGGTGGCAGAGGTCGGGATTGCAACCTTCAGGCCAGGTGCTGCCAAGGTGATGGGGCCAGCCGCTGCAGTTCCTACTTCCACCACGTACTTGTTGGTGTCACCAGCGAACGTCACGACATCGCCAGCAAGCACAGTATTGGCACCAGTAATCAGAGTGATCACGGTAGCGCCAACTGCATAGCCAGCAGTATTCGTTGTGTAGGCGGAACCGGTGCCCTTCACGTTGACACCGACACCAGCAGACTCCTTGATAGTGAAGCCATGCAAGTCAAGCAATGCGCCGTCACGCAGAGTCATCACCGTTCCAGCTTCATTTGCTTTGGTCAACTGACCCAAGGTGCGCAGCTTTGCGCCCGCTGTGGTGTCGATGATCAGCGCGCGCTCGCCGGGAGCACCGTTGTCATCCAGAATCTTGCGCAACTGGGCAGGATCAGACAGGTCGGACGCGAATGGCGTAGTGCCGGCCGTACCATAGCCACGCGAAGAGGCAATGCGCGCAGCGTTCACCACGTCTATTTCCATTTCGTTTACCAGCGTGCGGATAGCTTGCTGAATTTGGTCACCCTGGATGGCCGCAGCGCCAGCACCGCTGTTGTTCACGCCTTTAGTTTCTTCACCATTCCAACGGATCGGTACCCGGCGGGCCTTGGTGATGGTCACCGTGGTGTTGCCGATGTTTTGGTCGCCATCATTAGGTGGGGTCACGCCGGGGGTAATGTCAGTGGCAGTTGCTGCTGGGGTTTTGAACGAAATAACGTTCTGCCCGACAGCAGCTCGCTCCACAGTCGCATCCCGAGTGGCGGCCGGGATTGCGCCGGTCAGTTCACGGGAAACAACGTCCAGCGCTTGGTACACAGACGGAATCAAGCTGGTCAACGTGTTGGCACCCAGGATCATGCCCTGCTTTGCCATGTAGTTAAAAAGGTAGCTGTGGGCGATTTCAGCCATGCGGGCGAATGCGCCTGCAGCCTTGTCTTTCACTGCAACGGCTGCCTGCACAACTGGTGCGAACAGTGCGGCACAGGCAAACGCGGCAATCGCGAGAATGGAAGCGAGTTTTGAGTTCATGATAGTTTTCTTTCGGAAATAAAAAAGCCGCTCAAAAGCGGCCATTGGTTTGGGAGAGGGTGTGTCAGTCGGTCAACGCAACGCCTTTCAACGCCGCGCCGCGCTCTGCTGGTGGCAATGCCTCCAGTTGTGCGCGCGTGATGGTTTTTTGTCCGCTTGTACCTTGCGATCCTGATGCGCCGCTGCCAGATGAACCGGTCCCCTTGAGGATTTGCGCCTTATAGGGATACTGATCCACCAGAATTTCCAGTGCCTCTTCGAAGTCAGCCGGATTGCCCGGATTTGTGCGAGAAAACACCTTGTTTCCGCTGGTGTCGTAAGCGACAGTTTTGCCGTCTTCGATCTTGAAGTTCTGGCCGAAACGGGCTTGCACCAGGTCCGCAGGGATTGCGAACTTGTCAGCGATCAGCTTGGAACGCGAGAACGCGCCGCCAATCCGTTCACCGTACAGTGCTTGCTCCAACTCGGTCGCCTTCTTGACCACGGGGGCATACTTGTCTTCAACAGCTTTGATGGCTTCGTTCTTGACTTTCTCGACTTCACCGGCATCCACCAGCTTCTTGTCATCGAGATTCTTGACAGTGGTCAGGGCCTTCAGAGCAGCGGCAGGATCGGTGATCCCTTCAAAGATCTTCAGAGTCCCCTCGGCCTTTTCTGCGCGCTCACGGTGGCTTTTGGCTTCGGCATTGATACGGGCAATCGTGGAAACGGTGCCAGCAGCATCAAACGCAACTTCCTTGCCATCATCGGTCACGTAGACAGGCTTGCCATCTTGCAGGACAACATTGCCATTGGCGTCAAGTTTCAGTTTCATTTCAGGTACTTTCTTGGCCATCCGGCCATGCTTGCGGTGAGCCATCCGGCCCGGTAACACCCAACATCCGTCCGGATCTGGGCAAAGAAAAACCCGCTGCAGATTGCTCCGTAGCGGGTTATTCGGTTTGGGCCATGATGGCCCGAATTCAATAAATCAGTCGATGCGCTTCAATTCCGGCATCATGGGTGAATGGATTCCGCGTTTGTAACACTCTGCGCAGACATCTTTGGCGGTCACTTTACCGCCCTGCTTTTTCCCGTTCTTGACAATGGCACCTGAAGTTTCTGTCACCATGGACCGGCATCCGCACCGGTTGCACTGGATCACGCCGTCATGACGCACCGACTTGATGCGCTCAATCAGCGCAGTCTTTCTGTCTGGTACGGTTGGCGGGACAAGTTCAAGGGCCATTTGGGGATTTTATGCCCCGTGCTGCAAGTTCGTCCAACGTCAACCAGCGCCCTTTGTCATTCGAGAATTTGTCAACAGTGATCTCACCGCTGCGCAACATTGCCCCGCGTGTCTTTCCCAACACCTCATCCTGACGCTTGGCGCTTTGCTTTTTCAGCCAGTCGCCATATTGCATATCGGCCGGCACCTGGCCATCCATGCTCGCCCTTGTCGTCTGGCTAAACTCTGGTAAATCAATTCCGAGTTCTTTCCAACTTTTTACCACTGCTGTGCTGCTCGATCTGCACGACCAATGCGCAGCACCCGGGCCACCAAGCCACGGCATTGAATGACCTATGGGTTTGTGATCCAGGTCGTACTTTTTACCACTTCTGGCAATACAAATCGGCGTCGTTCTGGTATCCAGTGTGCTTACCCAGACCACTGCATTGATGAGGTCTCCATTGGCCTGATAGAACTTGTCGCGTGTAAATGATGCCGTGTGGCTTACCGCTGTTCTGACCACCGCCTCGGCATTCCTGCGATCAATCTCGATGATCCCGTCGCTGTAGCCTTTTGCTTTGGTTCCACGAATTCGCTGCACTATCTGGCTAACCGTCTGATTTTCAACATACCCGATGCGCACCGCATCACGGATCCTTGTCATTCTGTCTGACTCAATTCCAGATGCCCACTCTTTGAGCAGCCTGCCCTGCATTGGACGCGCATAGGCGGCCGCATAGATCTGGCCAACGTCGATTGTTGCGACCCTCAACTCAACCGGCATCAGACTGATAAACAGGTTGTTTTGGTAAGTAGCCTCAACCCTTGTCAAATCATTTAGGGTTGACGTCAACCCAGCGTCAAACGCCTTGTAAGCCTGCGCATTCATCATGTGCACAGACATCAGCAACGAATCCAGACGCTCTGCCGTGAATGATTCAGCGGGAAGTCTGTCAAGCGCGACCATTAGCTCGATAAACAGGTCTCGGTCAACTTTGTTCAGTAATCCAATCAGGCGATTGACAACACCGTTTGAAAAGTGTGCAAGATCTACCTGATGCCCTATTTCAGCTTCAAGCAGCGCCTGATTGACGGTTACTGCCATTACTCACCAGTTTGACCGGTTTGGCCAGGCTGTCCAGTCCCCATGGTTCCAAGTTCTGGGCCTTGGGAATCAATCCGCTCTTGCTCTTCATCCGCCTCGACCTCGGAAGCCAAGGTTCCCCGCCGCTTCAATTCGCTGATTGCCGTTTCCTTGGAAATCAAGCCGCCTTGCTGGGCTGTAACGATGAGCTGCGCACTGGCATCGCTCAAATTAGCAGATGCGTAGTCATTGAAGATCGAAACGTGGCCGCCAGCGTCTGCGCCCATACCAGCCCATTGCGCCATGTAATCCAGCGCCAGATCAAGAGCATCCTCCAGCCCGGCGGCAATGCGCTGCAGGGCGCACATGCCCACAGCGTTCTCAGACGATACCTGCGTGGCGGTAACCACACCAGGCTTGATTACCAGCAACTCGGCGCCAGCTTGGCGCATGCGCTCTTCCAGCTTATCCAAATCAGCTTGGCCAGCCGTGATCGCCGCGCCGCTGTGCTCAACATACTTCATGTCGCCATTGATCGGTAGCTTCACAGCGGCCGATGCGCCCAACGTCAAGGCGAACTTGTCATCCTCGATGCCGATGATGGTCAAGATCGGGACGCGAGCGACGTGCAGGATGGTGCGCTGATCGCTGGCAGACTGCCAGTGCTCGACGTTCATGTGAGCCACCTCAATCAGTGGTGGCTTCCCGCGCATGAACCCTTTTCGTTCACCGTAAACCGGAACAAATGGCACAAACCCGAGCGATGTGGTTCCCTCTTGGTACATGTCCCACTGTTCAGCGTTGTCTTTGTTCTGGCGGTACGTGGCCCACTTTCCAGGCTCAAGTACTCGAATCTGCTTCACCTCGTTGGTGCC